TCCCTAGCATGATCTGTTATAACAGAGTTGACATAATCAGAAGGCTCTACACCCCATGATTCAACTTCGATATATTTTTTGTCATCCAATTCAACTTCAATGATTACACTAAATCGTTTCATGTTTTACCTTTCTAATTAACTCTAACATTTCTGCTCGACCATGTTTCTTTTCGTATTGCTCAAGCATTGACCTTGCGTGTGGTTTATAAGCACGTCGTAGCCAGCGCACCCAACAACACTCGTTATTAAAATTAAAACGACCACGATTTTCATTACATAATTCACAGTTCATTTAATCCTTAAAGCTTCTTTAGCAAATTTAATTCCAATTAAAGATTTATATTTTCCTTTTTCTGAATCATTTAATATTCGTCTAGCCCATGCTTTAGGATCGGCAGTTGGCCTACTTGCTATTTCACTTGCAACTCGTTTCATTTTGTCATGGTTATTGCGTATCTCTTGTTCAGTAAAATGCCTAGGCAATGCTTTCACAAATTCTTTAGGTTCTTGCAATCTACAAATATCTAATATGTCGGATATAGTAGGCATAAATTTATTATTGTTGACATAACGATCAAAAGCTTTGGATACCACCATAAATTCATAACGTTCTAATTTACTCCACCAAATTCTTAATGTTTGACGATCAAGTTCAGGCTTTGAATAAATAGTTGTAACGCTATGCATCATGTCTTTAAAACCAAGCTTTTCATTTTCTATCAAAATATCTGCTCCTCTTGTTTTTCATCTTCCCATCTATGTTGATTAATCCAAGTGCTAGGATTAGGAATATAAAGGCCATTATTTTTAAACCATTGTGGGCTAACTTTTTGCCATTCAAGTGCATTAAGAACGGTAGCTAAATTAGGGTTAGCTTTAGCCCATGCTTTTCTAGCTGCCTCTTTACCTACTTTTTTAGGGTATGCAATCCAAAACATATCAAAATCATTTAAATATTCATTTTCTTTTTGAACAATGGTTTTATTCTCATCTAATCTAATCTCATCTATTCTATTCTTATCTTGCATGACGACGTCATGACGTTGTTGTGATGGTATCATAACTTGCTGATTATGTTTAATATTTTGAATAAGTGATCTCATTTTAGGATTGCTGGTCGCTGAAGTCATAAGTCTTTTAGCAACTTTCAAACAAGTTATTGTTCCGTTTTCGCCTTCAAACAATCCAAGATCAATAAATCGTTTCATCATTTCTTCAACTTTTTGGACACTTGATCCTGTATTTTTAGCAATTATTCTTGCATCATGTTTTAATTCAAAAGTTATATTTTCTGCTGATATTTTATTTACTATAAGTTCAACACAATACCAATATAGGCCATATCCTTCTAAACCATAATCAAGTAATACTTCTTGTAATTTTTCGTCTAAATTAGCATTTGAATCGTGTTTAAACCAATCCATTTACGACCTCTTTAGCTTCTTGAGATAATTTATGTAAATTAAGAATAAAATTTTCAATATTTTGGGTATTTATTATTAATACCTGTTTATTCTCAATTTCTATTAAATCTTCATATCTAACCGCTATACATAAATTACCCACATCAGATATATAAGCTTCAATTTCTACTTGTGGCTCTACTATTGTTTGCATAATTAATCCTTAAATTTGCGTTTTAGGAAGATTTCAGGGTATTGAAGCTTAATTTTGGCAGGAATACCTCGTTTTTTCCATTGATAAACCTTGATCTGTTGGCTCAATCCTACCCACCCTAAACGCTTACAAAGGGCTTTAGAACCACCATAAAACTCAATAATTTCAGAATCTGTCATATTTGTATCCTAATCCTTATTTTATAGTTTGTGTAAAATATTTATAACTTTTTGTTAAATATTTGTTGACATCATAATAACAAATAGTTAATAATGCAACTGTAGTTTTTAAATTTATGGAGGAAATTATGAGACGTGACTTTATCAAAGGATGTATTTTCGCTACTGCCACATTGGCTTACATAGGTTTGTGGCTATATGTTTTATTCCCAATCCTTATCAAACATTTTGGAGCTTAATATGACTATTCAACAAGAATACGCTGAAGATTTAATTGATACTGACCCAGTAGAAGTTTTAACTTATATGGATATGGAACAACTAGCTGGCACGATTCGTGCTTTATATTGGGCTAATGAACGTGGCGATATGATTAGCGTTAATCTTTTTGCCAAATCTATAAGTAATGCCTTTTTTGAGGAAGCGATGGGTATTACAGAAAAAAAGTTAAATGAAGCTAATGTTTATCAAGGCCCTTTTGACCAAATGTATGATATGGGCCATTCACATGGGGACTTTCTATGATTAACTATATTAGGGATGTTATATTTTTGTATTACAAAGGATTTAGATTTAAAAAGGCAGTTCAATTAGCTAAACAATTAAGGAGTGGTAGATGATTACTTTTAATGAATTAAAAAAGATTAATGTTAATGACCATACAGAAAAGAAAGGCAATTTAACGTATCTTTCATGGGCCTGGGCAGTAGATCAATTATTATCTAATGATTCACAAGCCACATGGGAATATAAAGAGCCACGTCAATTTGGCGATACTTTAATGGTGTTTTGTTCTGTGACAGCTTTTGGTAAAACTATGACAGCTCAACTTCCTGTATTAGATTATAAGAACAAAGCTGTAATGAATCCTGACGCTATGGCAGTTAATACTGCTATGCAGCGTTGTTTAGCCAAAGCTATCGCTTTACATGGTATTGGTTTATATATTTATGCTGGCGAGGATTTACCACAATCTGAACCTACAACTCAAGATGAATTAGAAGAAGCTATTAAAGAAATTAATAAAGCTGAATCTATTGAGGAATTAATGGCTATATATAAACAACACGCAAACTTTGACCAAGCATCTTTAGCAAAGTTAAAGAAGTATTTATCTGATCGTAAACTTGAACTAGGGGAATAATATGAACCAACAAGAACGTTTAACCGAGTATTTAGAAAAGCATGGCAAGATTGATCCATTAAAAGCATGGACTCAATTAGGTATATATAGATTAGCCGATACTGTTTTTAACTTACGCAAAAAAGGTTATGACATAACAACCACAAATAAAAAAGTTAAAAATAAATTTAAAGAAGTTTGTGTAGTGGCTGAATATAAATTAGAGCCTAGATTATGAAATTAACTGACTCACAAAAATTAGATAAATTATTACAATTAATTGATTTACTTAATATGGAAATAAAAGGATTAAGAAAATTAATAATTGAAATTGAAAAAGGAATAACTAAATGAATAACATTATTCAAGGAACACCTGAATGGCTACAATTAAGATTAGGCCATGTTACTGCATCACGAGTTGCCGATATTATGGCTAAAACTAAAACAGGCCCAAGCGCTAGCCGACAAAATTATTTAATTGAATTGGCTATTCAAAGAGTCACAGGCGTTGTTGAGGAATCATATAAAAATGAAGCAATGATGCGTGGCACAGAAGAAGAACCGAAAGCACGTCAAGCATACGAATTGCTAACCGAAACTTTTGTAGAGGAAGTTCCATTTGTCAAACATAAATCAATTGAATGGTTTGGTTGCTCACCTGATGGCATTATTAAAAACAATGATGGCACATATAACTTATTAGAAATCAAGAATCCCAATAGCGCTACGCATTGGTCTTATATTAAAGAAGGTGAACCACCAACAAAATATAAGATTCAAATGATGGCTCAAATGGCCTGCACAGGCGCTCAATGGTGTGACTTCTTTAGCTATGATAGTCGTATGCCTGAAGGTTCAAGATATTTCTTGAAAAGAATGATTAGAGATAATGCCTTTATTAATGAAATGGAAAAAGAAGTAAAAGTGTTCCTAGATCAAGTGGCAGAGGAAGTCAAACTTATGGAAGCTAGGCAATAATTGAAAAATGGTATAATACAACTTGGCAATAACACAGGGGGGTCATTTATGATCGACCAGGCACTTCTTTGTTTAGCGCAAACAATCTATATGGAAAGTAGCGTAGAACAAAAAGAAGCACAAATCGGTGTTGGCTATGTCCTTATGCGTAGAGCTGACTTTGATCCAAAGCAGGTGTGTAATGAAATGAGAAAACCTTATCAGTTTTCTTGGTATGGAAAAGTAAAACCACCTGAACCTAAAGAAATCAAACCATACTTTCTTGATCTTGCATGGCGCATCATGCACAAGTTAGAGCCTGATTATTCTAAAGGCGCAACTAATTTCCACGATAATTCAATCTCAAAACCTCAATCATGGTTCAAATTAAAAAAGACTGTTCAATGGTCGCACATGATTTTTTACAAAATGGAGGAAACAAAATATGCTCAATATTGAGTTATATACCAAACAGCTTAATGGATTAGATATTCAATCTGTTATAAAAAAAACAAAATTAAAAGAACCTCAACCTGATATTACCCTAGATTATTATGTTTATCGTGGTAAAAAAGGTTACGCAAGTTTTATATCTGCTAACAATAAAGAACGTCAAAGAGGATGCAATTTGCAATTAATATTTGACGGCGAAACAAATTTGCTAAAGAATGTCAAATTTATTGAAATTAAACATAAGGAAAACCAATGGAAGAAATAACAGACTTTGTAGTAAAAGTTTTAATTATTTTAGGTGGTTTAGGTTTATTGTTTGGTGCTTTTTTTATGTTTGAACTTCTGTTTAGGAGTCAACTATGCCATTAACTCGCCAACAATTAGAAGAGGCAGTTGAAGCATTTAATAAAACAGGCAGCGAAACTAAAGCAGCCGAATTATTAGGTATTAAAAGAGCTTGTTTTCAAGGTAGGATAAGAGCAGCACGAATGGCAGGTATGCAAGCTGAAGTAGATAATACAAAACAACACATAACTGACATTCCACCTGAAATAGCTCTAAAAGATAAAATAAGAACATTAGAAGCTCAAATAGCTGCTTTCAATCGTGACGTATTAAGTGAGAATTATGTTAAGACTAAAATTCTTAAAATGGCAGAAAAGAAGCCATCGCCACCTAGCTGGTTACTAAAGCCTAGTTCAAGTAAATCTGCACCTGGCGTTCCTACATTATTTGCTTCAGATTGGCATTGGGGGGAAAACGTAGACCCTAATCAAGTTAATAACGTCAATTCCTACAACATGAAAATAGCCCATAAACGAGCTAAAAAGATGATTGAAGTAGCTATTGATCTATTAAACAATCACATGGTTAATCCTAAATATCCAGGCATTGTATTCGCTTTGGGCGGTGATATGGTTTCAGGCGATATACATGAAGAACTTATGGCTACCAATGACGCAGAAATTATGCCTGTGGTAATAGACCTATTTGGTGTCCTTATTTGGTGCATAGAAACCCTTGCAAATCACTTTGGGAAGGTGTTTGTGCCTTGTGTAGGTGGTAATCATGGTAGAAATACCCATAAAATAAGAAATAAGGGTAGAAACTTCACTTCTTTTGATTGGCTAACCTATCAATTCCTAGCCAAACACTTTGAATCTGATAGCCGAGTATCATTCCACATTCCTGATGGCCCTGACGCTTTATACGCCATTTATAATCATAAGTATCTATTAACCCATGGCGATCAATTTCGTGGCGGAGATGGCGTTATTGGAGCTTTAGGGCCTATTATTAGAGGCGACCACAAGAAACGATCAAGA